ACAAGGTGTACAAGTTGGAGAGTCTGCACAAGAACGTAGTGCATTAGCAGAATTATATTCAGGTTATCAAGCTAAATATGGTAGTAATGCTGTAAAAGAATATATGTTAGGTATGAATTTTGGATATGATAGCGTTGGATATCAAACCACAGCATAAGGATATATTATGAGTAAAGAAAATACAAGAGATTTAATTTTAGAACGTAGCCTTACAACTGCTATTGAAAAAACTATTGATCAATTAGATAGAGATGGTTTTGATTACTATTCAGATGAAGCTACAGGTGTTGATAGACCAAAGATTAGAATTAGAAAATCTTTTAATCAAGGTGGGCTTAACGAACTAGTAGATTTAAAAACTCAAGGTTCTGTTATACCCGGACAATCTTTAACAAATGATCCTGACAAACCTTATGCATGGGAAACTCCACCTGAATTTACTAACCCTCATGAAGCTATTGATTATATTTTAGTTACGTTACTTGAACCAGAAACAATTAAAAATATTTCAAAAAGTTTAACAGCCGGAGCATCTTTAATTGACATTACAAATGTGTTATTGTACTCAGGTTTTACAGGTGGTAAGTGGACTCCTGATCTTATGATATTATTAATGGAACCAACTATTTATATTTTAATGGCTATTGCTGAAAGATTAGATGTTGAATATTTAATTGATAATGAAGATCAGGATGATAATTTAGTAGCTGGTGCAGACGTAGCAGCAGTGCTTTCATCTGAACCAGAACAACCAGAAATCTTTAAAGAAATGGAAAGTCAAATTAAACAAAAAGACTTTACTCCAGCAAAAATTCCTAAATCTATTTTAGAAAAAGTAGAACAGGGTACAAAAAGTTTATTAGGTAAATAATTATGGCAGATAACAGATCAATATTTGAACAAATGAGTGGGACTTTAGGAAGTCAATACTCACAAACTCTTGGCATACTTGCTAGAAACAATAAGAAAAAAGATAAAGAAGCTCGAAGAAAAGCTTTAATAGGTTCTGTGCTTTTTAGTACTTTAAGCGAAGGTGCTAAGTATTTAAAAAATAATCTTACTAATCAAATAGCAGAATTAAAAGATAAAGCCACGTGGGATGAAAATTACACAAAAGAGCTTTGGAGACAAGGATCAGAAATTAAAGCAGAAGATGCAGCCTATAGAAAAAACCCTTCGTATTTTTATAAAATAGCAGCAGATAATATAATGAATTCTCCTTATGGTGCTGATATTGCTAGAGCTGGTGGTGTTCAAAATTTAACTCCAACAGCTTATCAAGCTTATCAAAATTTAGTAAAAGCAAGAGAAGCTGAGTACGTAGCTAATCATACTGAAAGAATGAAAAACCCTACAGCAGGAATTACAACCTTTAAAGAATTTTCGCAAGGTGATAGAGATATGCTAACTCTTCAAGCTAATAATTTAAGGGATGATTTATCAAATAGAAATTTATTTTTTGCTGGACTAAAAAAATTAGGCATGGGTAAAGATAAAGAAATTGAATTTAATGCTGAGTTAGATCGTATGCGAACTGAACAAGAAGAAAGATATGCAGCAGCAGAAGCTTATGTAGCTCCTTTAGATGTTACTAGATTTATAGACTATGATGTAGCAAACAAAGAACAAATTTTTACTTTATCATCTTCTTTAGATTTAAGAAAAAGTGACGAAGAAAAGACAAGAATACGAAAAGAAATGGCTGATTCAGACAATATAACATGGAACAACATAAGTTTTAATGACGATTATGGTATATATGATATTAATAATATACCACTTAGTAATCTTTCAGAAAGCAGTACACAAAGATTTTCGGGTAATCCTTTAAAAAAATCTGAATTAAACAAAATGGAATTAATGGTTAGAGCAGGTGTAGATAAAGATGGTAGTTTACTGTTTAAAAAAGATTCTACTATTGGACCTATCCCTTATTTAATTGATGATTTATATACTCTTGAAAGAAGACAACATGCTATACAAACTGCAGAAGTTAAAAGAGGAACTAGAGAAACTGTTGATAATTTAGAAAAACGATATGCGATTGCTGTACAACAATTAGTAAATAATGGTAATATTCGTATAGATAGAGGTTTTGGACCGTTGCCTAATAATTATGTATACATACCTTTAAATAAAAATATGTCACCTACTGATCTTGTTAATTCAAAAAATCCAAACAGTACTAGTAATAAACTTGATACATTAGCATCTGTACACAATAAAACTGAAATTGAAAAGGCAGAAGATTTAGCAATGGCATACGATAATTATTTAAATAATAAAATAGATGCTGCTGATGTTAGTGGGAACATAAACGACCTTGAAGCTTTAGAAGCTATTAAAGTAGTAAACTCAAAAGCTGCTGAAGAAGATAAGTTAATGTTTATAATTAATCCTCCAGCAGAATTAAGTGGAACAATGTTTTCATATTTAGATGGTGAAGGTAACAAACAAGGTCTTGTTATTGGTAGTCAAGATAAAGAAAATTATAAAGTTTTATACAATCAATTTAAAGATGTTTATGGTTCTAGTGATACAATAGAAACATTATTAGACTTAAAAGACTCTGAAGTTTCTCCTGATGAAGATAAGATGGAAGTTCCAGAGCCTGTTATACGTGATGATTTAAAACCTAAAACTCCGAGTGATATCTATTATGAAAACGAAAGTGATAGAGCACCAGCAAGTTTACTAGCTCAATCAGTATTAAATAGACCTGTAAAAACTATTACAGATATTGATGAAGTCTTAGATAAAATAGACACAGTTGATTCTGTCAAAGATTTAAAAAACTTTAAATCTAAAATTGTTAAAGGTATAAAAGATTCTTATAAAGAAGATACAGGTGAAAGGTTAAGTAATGTAAACAATTTAAGCCTTGAAGATTATAAAAAATATTTAACTATGTATAGATCAAGCTTTATACAAGACAACCAAGATTTATTTCAACAACCTAAATCTTTATTAGCAGGTAATTAATACATGCCTTTTTTTAATAATCCTAATATTGGGAATCTTAATAATGTAGAACCTTTGGTTGAAGAAGAAGAAAAAAAATCTTCTACATTTTTAACATCTCCTCCTATTGAAGAACCAATAGAACAACCAACACCTCAACCGTTTGGTTTTCTTTCTAGTGCTCCTGCACAAATGGAACCTCAAACAATACCTCAAAGTTTAGGATATGATTATAACATAGCTGATTTTAGAAATAACAAAGAAGTTCAAGAAGCTTGGGAAAGATTTTATGATTCAGCAGAGTTAAAAGACTATGATAACGATGTAGTTGAATACTTAAGAGATGCTGAATATAGTGTTACATCTGTGGGTCTTAGAAGCCAACAAATGAAAAACTGGGGTGAGCAAACTAGAAAAGATTATACAGCTTTACAAAGAGCATTTCAAAAAGCTAATGGCTTGGGTAATGCTCAAGAACGATTTAAGTTTGCAGGTAATTTAGCAGTTGATATTTTAGGTGATCCTTTTAACTGGGCTGGTGTTGCTTTTGCAATACCTACTATGGGTGCTTCTCTTAATGTTAATACAGCAGCTCAAGCAGCTTTAAGAGTAGGTTTAAATCGATCAGTTAAATCTAAGTTAAAAAAAGAAGCTATAAAAAATACTGGTTCAATAGCTTTGTATGGTGCAGCCGAAGGCGTAACTTGGGGTGGAGCATATGAGTTCTTTTCTCAAGAAGCTGATAAAGAAATAGGAATACAACAAGGTCCAACTGATTGGAAAAAGGTAGGACAAGTTGCTGCTCTTGGTGGTGCTTTTGGTGCAGTAGTTCCCGGAGCTATTGGTGGAATTAGTAATTCATTGTTTCTTAGAAAACTTTATAACTTTTCAAACGAAGATAACATTTATCATCAAGCTGCTAAGTTAGCAATTGATAGTGAAAAAGTTATAGATGTTAATATGTCTGACCCGTCTACTAAGATTGTATTTTTTAAAAATGAAAAAGGTAGTAAGGGTAGGCAAAAGAAAGGATCACAATTAGAAATTGTACCTCTTAATCGTAGAACTTATAAACAATATATTGTTCCTCAAGCTAAAGCAGTAGGTAAAGAAACTTTTGAAGAAGTAAATTCATTTCAAAAGTTTTTAAAATTTAATGATGTTATTGAAGATAATGCTTTTTTAGTTATTAGACATGGTAAAAATAAAGCAGGTCGTATAACTAAGCAAGTCGAACCAATGACAGAAATGAATGGTAGGCTTTCTGCTGTATCAAAAGAATACTTAGAAGAATACTTTAATGTTCCAACACGTAGACAATACTGGAAACAAGTTGGAAGTTTTAGAGACAAAGATGCTATAACCCACACACAGATTGATGATCAAAGTGTAGAAGGTTTACTCTATGCTAGACAAGCTGGTATATCTGAAAAAGAAATAGCAGAACGTGCAGCTAAATATGGTATTGATATTGAAGATGTAGATGCAGCAGGATACAAACAGTTTAAAGAAATGGTTCAAGACAATGCTAATCTTGATGCTACTGATGTTAAACTTACACTGTTACATAAACTTATTTCACAAACAGTTGGTAAAGCAACAACTAAATATTTAAAATTAGCTGAGAATAACGATGCTTTAGTAGAGTACTTAGAAAGTTTAGTTCCCGGAGCTACAAATAAATTATTTAAAAGAAGAAAGACTGGAGTTAATGAGTTTACTTATGGTGAAAACAAAGGTAACTCAGATGGTTTTTATCTAACTAATTTAGAAATAGCATTAAACAGATCAGGTAAAACTGGTATCCATGCTATGATTACTCCTGAAGAAAACGATCAACTACTAGCTTTAATGATGTCTGGTGGTAAAGTTAAAACTTATGGTGGTAAGAAAATTTCTCAAACAGCTAAAACAGCTTATTTTGGTGATGGTAAAAACATCATGGGAATTAAAAAACTACTTAAACATGCTTTTGATGAAGGAGATGAATCAGGTTTATTTGCTTTTACAGGACAAGTTAAAAATTATTTCCCACAAAAACTACAGCATTCTAAAATTGAAGCTGATAGATTAGGTTTTGAAGATACAATAATTAGAGCTGGACATGCAGACCCTATTAATGACGTAGTACCTACTAAATTTTTTAATAGTAAGGGAGAGTTGATAGATGGGTTTGATCTTAAATCTATGCCAAAAGATAAAGAGATTTGGGGTAGAGATTTTTTAGCAGAAGCTGGTGAAAATTTAGATAAAGCTAGAGAGCTAAAAGCTGCAGCTATTGTTGATGATATGCTTGAAAGAAGATGGACTCCTTATACAGACAATGCGTTACAAGGTATTCCTGATATTATTAAAGGTGGTCATAGTTTTATGAAACATCGAGTTTTTGATAAAGTTCCTCATGTTGAAATGTTACCTTATATTGAAACAGATGTAGCCAAAGTTTTACAAGATTATTTTGTAAACTTTAGCCAAGCAAATGTAAGAACTAAAATGTATGGTAAAAATGTACCTGCTATGTATAAAGATGGTGGTATATTTAGACGTATTGAAGATGAGTTTTTAGCTAAAGGTGGAGATAGAACTCAAGTTAGACAAGTTATGGATAAACTTGAAGAAATGCATAAACTTGTAACTGGACTAGATCATAATACTATTCAAAACAATGCAGTTAGAACTCTTTCAGATTGGGGTAAATTATCACAGCAAATGGCTCATTTACCATTAGCTACTCTTTCAAGTTTAACAGAACCATTATTACTTCTTAGTAGAGCTAGAGCTGGAGATGTTGGTAATGTTGCTTATGACATTGGACATGCCATGAAAAAACAAACTATCCGTACTTTTGATAGAATGGCTCAACAAAGTAAAAGAGTTAAAGGAGAAACCACCAGAGGGTTAAAAGAATTTGATGATGAAGAGTGGGTAGAAATTTATAAAACTGGATTAGCTTTAGAACAAGCTACAATGGATAGGATTGAAGGCTTAACAGGTGAAGCACTAAGTAGTGGATTAGCTAAAAATCTTCAGAATGCTTTCTTTAAAACAAACTTATTAACTCAGTGGACTTCAGCAGTTCAACTAGCAGCTTTTACTACAGGTAAAAGATTAATTAAACAAAATGCAGAATCTCTTTACTTACATAATGCAGGTATTAAAAAACTTGGTAAGAAAAAAGTTCAATATTTAAGTGATCAACTAGAAGAACTTGGAATACCTTTAGATCAAGCTAATGATTGGTATAAAAAATATTTAAGTAAAGATGGTGTTTTTGATGTTGCTTCTGCTAACAAAGATATTTTTTATAAACAAAGACTTGTTAGAGGAGCTAATAGATTTACAAGAGAAATTATTTTAAATCCTAGCACATCATCAGCTAATAGACCTTTATGGTTTTCACATCCAGCAGGACAATTGCTTATGCAGTTTGCTGGGTATCCTACAGTTTTTAATAACACAGTTTTAAAAAGGTTTGTAAACGAAGCTGCAGTATATCCACTACAAACTACACCTAAAATTTTAGCAACTACTATGCTTATGACTAGTGTTGCAATGATGGGTAACTATATTAGAAGTGGTGGTCGTAATTTTGAAGATCAAGAACCTGCAGAATTAATTACTCGTTCAATTAGAAGGTGGGGTGGTTTTGGAGCTTTAGAATATTTTGATAAAACTTCTACAAACTTAGAGTTAGGAAGTGGTCAACTAGGTTCTATTTTAAAAGCTGGTGGTCCTTTAATGGGAGATGTTATTGATGCTTTGATTTACCGAAAAGGTATTACTGAATTTGCAACAACAAACATTCCCGGCTACTCAGCTTTACCTAAAGAAACTAGAGACTATTTAAAAAAGATTGGTAGAGATAGAGATAAAGCTTTAGTAGAATTTTTATTAAGTGTAATGGGTGGTGAAGAAAAAGCATCTTTTGCTAGAGGTGGTATTGTAGATGTACCTAACGCTAAAGATGAGCCTGATGAAATGATTAACAAACTTACAGGTTTACCTTACAACGCTACATCTGCTAGTGTCCAAGACATTGAAGACAGAGAACGTAGAGCTAACGGTAGTGAGGGTGCTGAGTCTGTGCGTGGTCCATTATCAAGATTATCAGATACATTTAAAAGTAAAATACCACTTCACGTAAGAGTTTACATGGATAAAGTTATTTTTAAAAACAAAGCAGATATAACAGAAAAAGATTTTACAGAAGCTGAATATAAAAATCTTATTAATTTTATTAGACCTTCAGTTCAGAAAGATATAAGGTCATTAGAAATTAATGAAGACAATAAGTTTGTAAATAAAACTCCTAGTATATTTGGAGGTGAAAACCCAATGCTATATTTTCATAATGCAACGCCCGGTCCTATGGAAAACTATATACCTTTTGATAAAAATTTAAATCCAACATCGTTATATTATACGTTTGGAGATGCTTCTTATGAACTAAGTGCAGAACCTTATGAAAAGGCTACATTAAAAGTAAAAGATTTATATGATTTTAATTTTAGATATGCTGGTAGTCCTGACGGTACGTTAGAAGAAGGAGAAGGTCCGGGTTTTAATAAAGAAAACATTAAAAAATATGCACAACTTCTTATTTCTGAAAGTGTTGGTAGAGATAAATTTAAAAATAGAGATGATTATTATGCTATAATGGGTGTTGCTGAAAGATATGGAGCTATGACTATTCCAGATAAACAAGCTGCTGCAGAATTAAATAAAGAATACAACCCAATTAAAACTAATGTAACAATTCCAGTTTCTAAAATTTTTAGTGCTAATGAGTGGTCTAATATATTACAAGGTAAAACTTCTGATGAAGAAATTGGTTATGAAGGTTCTAAACTTTATCCTAACAGAAAAGGTTTTGAAAGTGGTGGTGGTGTAAGTAAAATTATGCAAAGATTAATTGAAAGAGGTGGAGAAGCAATGGGCATAGGTGCTTCGGAACAAAGAGCAAATGAAAAACAAGCAGCAGCTATTGTTAATCAAATGGTAGCTGATGGTACAATTCCAAAGTATGAATATGTTGAAGTTGACGATTTTGGTTTTCGATCTGGAAAAACAGGAGATGTTTTTGAAGCTGTAAATCATGGTTTGTTAAGTGCTACTTATGGTGACTATGCTTTAAGAAGAGGAGCTTTACAACTTAAAGAAATTGGACAAGGATTTAGTAGACCTTTAGATTCTAAACGTGACTCTTATAATAATAGAGTAGGTTTTAAAATAAGAGAAACCGCTAAAACACCTGAAGAAATTACAAGAGAAATTAATAATAGAATTATAAGATCATATGAAAAAATGAATAGTGGAGAAGCTTTAATACCCGGAGAAGATTTCTTTTTAAACCCTAACGAAATGGAATTATGAACATCGAACAATGTAAAGCTGAAATCAAACGACACGAGGGCGAAGTCCTAGAGATTTATATGGATAGTTTAGGATATAAGACTTTAGGAGTTGGTCATCTATGTCAACCTCATGACCCAGAATATGATTGGGAAGTTGGGACACCTGTTTCTCAATCAGTGGTAGATAGATATTATGCTATAGATTTTGATAGACACTATGCAGAAGCTATACACGTGTTTGGAGATAAGGATGAGTTTAATAACTTACCTGAACCTATACAACGTGTATTAGTCAACATGTGTTTTAACCTAGGTGGTACAAGACTTTCAAAGTTTCGCAAGATGTTACAAGCTTGTAGAGAACATAACTGGTTTGAAATGGCTAGACAAATGCAAGATAGTAAGTGGTACGAACAAGTAGGTAGACGTAGCTGGGAGTTACAGCAGGTTGTAATGGGGCAAGTCTAATGCTCCTATACACAGAGAAACAATTAGACAAAGCTTATAGGATAGACTGTAAAGCTCGTGCTAAATGTAACGAGCCTTGGGTACAACGAGAAGACTTTAGACCTTTGTATGAAAACTTACTTGAAGCTTACATGGTTGCATACAACGAAGACTTTATATTAGGTGGGGATATTCCTGAATATCTAATAGACTCTGTAAACGATTTACTTGAATCTACATTAACATTGGAGTAATTATGAAACTTAAAAATATACTAGGAAGTCTTGCCCCAACTTTAGGTGCTGCTATTGGTGGTCCTTTAGGTGGACAAGCAGGTCAAATACTAAGTCAAGTTTTAGGTGTAGCAAACAACCCTAAAACTATTGAACAGGCTATTCAAAATCTTACAGCCGATCAAATGGTAGAGCTAAAGATAGCTGAAAAAGATTTTGAAGAACGTATGGCTGAACTAAACGTAGATGTTTTTGCCTTGGAAACTGAAGACAGACAAGATGCTAGGTCTAAGTTTTCTAAAGACTGGACACCTAGAATTTTAGGTGTTATGACTATTATGGGATTCTTTGGTTACATTGGTATGATAACTTTATTTCCTGTAGACGATGCTAGTGACGATGTTGTCATGTTAATCATTGGTAGTTTAACTGGTATAGCATCAGCAGTTATTAGTTTCTACTTTGGAAGTTCTAATAAAAGAGACAAACCTAATTCATAAGTCTCCCATTTAAATGAGCTTCAATCTCATTATGAATCTTATCTAACTTAGCTGTTGCTTCTCGCAAGATAATGGTTAAAGTATTAAACTCCTCAACACTTAAATAATCTTTAAGTGCTGAGATATCTGTGCTGGTTCTTTCAGTTACTAACTTACCTGTTAAGTCATAAAACAAATCATAACCTAACAGCTTTGCTTCGGTGCGTTTAGTTCTCATCACCAATCCTTGCAAAGGTTATCTTATCTTGTCTACCACGTAGCCCTGCTTTCATATAAGAAGTAGCACGACCTTCAAAGAAGTTCTGATGTTCAACACCCATAACTTCATCCAACCAACCTAGAGGATTCTCACGTTGGTCATAGTTTGTTTTAAGACCAAGCTGTAACAATCTTCTATCTGCTATGTATCTATTGTAAGCATACATATCTTTCTTGGTAAGACCTTCAAGGTCTCCCATATCAAACACTAAGTCTAAGAACTTATCTTCTAGTGTTACCATCTGTCTACAAATCTCATAGAGTTCTGCTTTAAAATCATCTGTCCAGATATCTATGTTCTCTTTAATAAACTCTCTAAACAATTTAGTCATGGCTTCAACGTGCATAGACTCATCCCGTATAGAGTAAGTAACTATCTGTCCCATACCTTTCATCTTACCGAACCTTGGGAAGTTTAACAAGATTGCAAAGCTACTGAACAACTGTAGTCCTTCTGTGAAAGCTGAATAGACTGCTAAAGTTTTTGCAATGCTTTTCTTATCTGACTTGGTTGTCTTAATCTTATAAACATACTCATGTTTGTTAGCCATTTCTTCGTACTCAGAAAAAGCTTTGTACTCTATCTCAGGCATACCCACTGTATCTAGTAACAAGCTGTAAGCATGTTGATGGATAGACTCCATGTTAGCAAAAGAACCCATCATCATTCTAGCTTCAGGCTTTCTAAAGATACGCATGTATCTATCAACGTAACCTGCACCTACATCTACATCGGATTGTGTAAACAATCTAAAGATTTGAGTCAGTAGGTTCTTTTCTTTTTGGTCTAACTCTTGCCAATCTTTTACATCTGTATGTAACGGTACTGACTCCGGCATCCAATGCATTTGGTTTTGTAAGACATAGTAGTCAAACATCCATGGATTGTCAAAAGGTTTGTAGTAATCTCTTGTGTCTAATAAGCTCATCTGTTCTCCTCGTTAAATCTCTTAACTAAATATTTAAAATTTTCAATTACGTATCCTGCGTAATCTTTTGTTTTTGAGAATGGATTATTATTTTCATCACAATAATCTAACCACATCCTGCTTGTAAAGCCAGAAAACTTCTGACTAAACACTTCTGTAAACTCTTCTTGTTTCATATTAATCCTTTGGTAAATAAACTATAACAGCAGAGTTACATTTAGGACAAGTTAAATTAGTTTCCATAATATACTCATCGTTCTCATCTTCTATGTCGTGATCTCCACCCCATATTAATCTTGTTCCACAATGCCAACAATCCATATCAACCCTCACAAGCTATACACTCAGCATCATCTAATTTAATACGCTGAACTTTAATGTTTACGTTCTCTGCATTACGAGCAGCATTAGTTCTAAAGTAATACAAAGATTTAAGTTTGTTCATACCATACCAATGCACATCATTAACGTACTGCATATATTCATCATGTACTTCCTGTGGCTCTGTAGCTTTTGGAAGTGTAAAGAAAAGATTAACTGACTGTGCTTGGCAAATAAACTCTTGACGTTTAGCTGCATGTTCTATAATCCAGATTTGGTCTATTTCATTTGCAGTTTTAAATACTTCTTTCTCTTCATTAGTTAGTATATCAAGATGTTGTACTGAACCTTCGTTACCTGCAATGTCTTTCCACAATGCAGTCAACTCATCTTTCTTTAAACCTTTATCTTGTAAGACTTCTTCTAGGTATTTGTTCTTAACTTGGAAAGAACCTGAGAGAGTTTTGTGCGTATAAACGTTAGCACGATATGGCTCAATCGAAGGAGAAGTACCACCACATATAATACTAGAACTAGCATTAGGTGCAACAGCGAGTAAATGAGCGTTCCTCCTGCCACTACCACTGACATCAGGAGCTTCACCCCTGTCCTCTGCAAGTCTTTCAGAAGCTCTGAGTGATTGTGTCTTAATGTGTTTAAATGCTTTGTAATTAAAGCCCGTAGCGAATATACCTTCAAAAGGAATGTTGCGTGATTGGAGATACGAATGGAATCCCATCGCACCAAGACCCAACGACCTTTCTCGATAAGCCGAGTAGGCAGACTTAGTAAAGCCTTCCCTGCCTTCTTTAATATGTTTTTGAAATCTTTTAAAATTTGCATTGTACTCTCCTAAGTTATCTGTGTCAACAGCGTTATCAATGTAATGTTGAAGAACGTTATCAAGCATGGTTATTAAATCATCTATAAACATAGGGTTCTCACTCCACTCATCAAAGTATTCTAAGTTTACAGAAGATAAACAACACACTGCTGTTCGTTCTTCATTCGTAGGTAAAGTAATCTCAGAACATAGATTGCTCTGTTTGATTTCTAATCCTAAATCTTTTTGTTCTTTAGGTAATGCTTCGTTACATGTGTCTATATTAATCATGTATGGCTCACCTGTTTCTGCTCTTGCATTGATGATCTGCCACCACAAGTCTCTAGCATTTACAATCTTTGTAGGCTCATTAGTCTTAGGGTCAATCAATCTAAAGTCTGCATCTTCTTCCACAGCTTTCAAGAACTCATTGGTAATGTTGATACCGTTATGAAGATTAAGATTCTTACGATTGATGTCACCACCGGATTCTTTACGCATGTTAATGAACTCTTCAATCTCAGGATGAGATATATCCATGTAAGCTGCATAACTTCCACGTCTTGTAGTGCCTTGGTTAAAGGCTAACATCTGAGAATCTACTACGTGTATGAAAGGAATTGAACCAGTAGAACGACTCCCGTGAGTAGTAGATATACCGTTACTCCTAACGTCACCCCAATATCCACCAATACCTCCACCCGAAGATGCCAACCATATATTTTCATCATAGTGATCTGATAAACCATTCCTGCTATCAGGTACATAATTAAGGAAACAGCTAATAGGAAGCCCACGACTTGTTCCCCCGTTGCTAAGTATAGGAGTGCTAAACATGAACCAGCAATTGGAACTGTAGTGATAAAGCCTTTGAGCCAATTCAAAATCTGTGTGACCTTTGTATGTAGCTGCGAAGACTGATGCTCTTGCGAAGGCTTCTTGTGCATGTGTTTCGTTCTCCCATAAGTATCTATCCTTGAGAGTGTCAAGACTAAACTTATCTAATAGTTTTTCATTACTGTAATTAATTTTTATACCAAGATATTCCTTGATACCAACTTTATCATCTACCATTCTGTGACTCCTTATCATGAATGTGAAGCATTATTATAGCATAGTGTAATATCTTAAGCAAGTCTTTTCTGTTTTTTCCTTCTTTATTACCATATCTTTTTGCATACTTTAAAATATTCCCCATACAAAAACCTTCACCATGACCTGAGTCAATGATTACGTCAGTGGCTTGGTACTTGTCAGAAGCATAGTGCTCACCATATGTACCATCAATGTATTCTTTTAGTTCAACTATATGTCTGCGTTCATTAAATTTATAATCCATAGTTACTCCATTCCATAGGTAGTGTGTCTTCACTATACCACCTAAAATTGTTTTTCTCAGCCCATTCAGCATGGGTTCGTTTTGTTCTGTCCTTTCTCATTTTAGCTCCCGGCATAGGGGCATAAGGTTTTTGAAATAAAAACACTAACTCAGTATCTTTTGGTAGTGCTGTTCTAATATGTATGTACTTACTATACTCAGGGTAGTCCCAAAACCTACCTTTAGCTTCAAGTAAAATAGTTTTACCATCAATTACTTTAACAAAGTCTGGCTCGTATTTATGTTTAACAATGTAATCATATAGTTCCCAATGATGTTCCCAATCTTTAAGAACTGTCTCATGTAGTTTAACTTCCCATAAACTATCGTAACCTTTAGGTACACCTGTTTTTTTAGGTCTTGGTTTACGAGGTTTTCTAAATCCTACCATTATAATACAGACGAGTCATAGTTTTTTGATAGTTTCCAGTAAGTTAGCATAGCATTAAACATTCCTAAGTGTTTCGTATGTGATTCTTTATCCCAAACAAATGGAACTATAAGACCTGTATCTTTTCTGTCCACAAAAATAGATACTCGTTCTACATCATCAAAGCCACAACCTTGAGCATATGCTGACAACTGCATTCCATGTTCATCAAACACTAACTTAGATGGGTCTTTACCTTTAAGATTATCTTTTGTTTTAAAGTCTATAAATATTCCTGACTTAGAATACAAGTCTATCTTACCACCATAGCCTGAATCGGCACAGAAAGAATCTTCTGCTATCCACTCTTCATTTGGAAAAGTTTCGTCTAAGTATTGCTTGATTGCTTTGTAAGGTTTAGTTTTAGTTTTACCTAAGAACCCTTTCTCAATCATACCATGTATCTTTGTCCCTTGCTGGGCAGCTTGGATACCTACTTGTTTAGAATCTGTTTGGCATCTGTAATAAAAAGACTCAATCGTTTCGTCCTCTCCTTGTTCTAAAGTTAGGAAAGAATTAAGTAATTGTTTTTGTTTCCAAGTCTCTAAAGATGGCTTGGCTATTATACCCATGATGGTTGTTACAGACGGAACTAACCCTAAAGACTTAGCATCTCTGAGTGTAGTGTTTCTTTCTTTACCATTAGCACCTATGATAGTATACATAGGCTCACCCTCTTGGGTATACCAGTGTCCTGATTCAGACTTAAACTTATTATAGTTGTCCGTCACCAAGTTGTCAAGCTGTTTCTTTTTCATTTTGTTCCTCTGTTATACTTTCAATTAAATTGATAGCATCTTTTATATTTATTTTAAACCATTCACCATTTTTTTGTAAAGCTTTTTTACCACATAATTTATGTGCTTGTGCTTCAGCAGTTCTTCTATGATTAAATTGTTTTTTATATTCCAATTTATAATCTCTCATAGGAGAAGATGTTTGATATTGATTACATCTATCGTCAGCATCCACAGCCATACCAACTTTAACCCAACCCTTCCATGCAGGATTTGTTATAAGATAAACATGACCTTTAGTTGACTTTTCATAATTGGATAAAGATGAAAAAGCTGCTCCTTCAAAAGTTTTATAACGTCCGGGTTTGTAAAGTGGGTGTGTTTTTGATACGTACTTACCATTAACAAACATTCTAAGTGGATTATTAATAGGGCTGTATTTCAAATGATCTTCAGGAGTCCTTTTGCTATTGTAATTTTTTCTACAAGATTTACAAACAACATCTAGCCCATCTGTTTGTGTTTTGTTTTTATACCAATCTTTAACAGGTTTGTTTGTGTTACATGATGTACAAAATTTATTAGTGTGTTTCACTCCAATCTCCTCCTATTTTATATTCACCATCAAGAGGACATCTCATATTAAAATGTTCTCCTGCCTGTTTTAAACTATCCACTGCAAGTTGTCCTACCTTGTTAGCATTACATTTTGGTACTTCAATCTGCCATTCGTCATGAATGTTAGCTACAAACTTATGTGGTACACCAGTTATTTTAAGTCTTGCTTCAAGTATCTCTAATGCTTTCTTCATTACAATAGCACCACCACCCTGTAGTAAACTATTTAATGCAGCATGTTCGTGTCGTATATAAATCTTACGACCGTCTATACCCATTAAGTATCCTCGTTTTGCAGCTCCTTGTACTTTGTCCTTAAGAGTTTTAAATGTGGGGAGATTATCGAGAAAGCGTTGCTTAAGTTCTTTACCCTGCTTTCTTGATCCTCCAACCACACTCCCAATCTTTTCATCTCCTGCTCCGTATACGAGGGCATAGATGAAAGTCTTTGCTGTATCTCGTGATTCAAGTCCTGCAAGTTTTTGATTAGTTGTATGTATGTCTCCATTGACCACTTCATGTATGTACTCCTGATCGTTCATATAATGTGCTAACATTCTAAGTTCTAGTCCTGAAGCATCAACCCCAAGCAGAACATTACCCTCGTCTACAGTCCAACAAGCTCTACACTCTTTACCAAATGGACTGTATACTGCTGGTATCTGAGCCATGTTAGGATGATTGTGAGACATACGACCAGTAATAGTTCCGTTAGGAATGACTGAACCATGTACTCTACCATCATCTTCTAGTGCATCCAACCAAGATTGTATCTGAGCTATACGCTTTTGATACAGTAGGAAGTCAGCTATTAGTTTGGCTTCATGTATGTGGGTAATCTTTTTAAGTGTACCCTCGTCTACAATCGGCTGACCTGTAGGTGTAAAACGTTTAGGTTTCCAACCTACCTCAACAAGATACTCACCAATCTGTTTACGACTACCTAAGTTAAACTCTTTAAGTTCTTGTCGCATAAATGGTTTGTAGTTTTTTGTAGCTATACAGTTATCATATTCTTCAGGTCGTAATCCTGACTTAGATAACTCACCATCTTTTTTAAACTTAGGTACAATCAGTTTTACATCAACCATTCTAGGTTTGAATGTTCGTTGAACTTCTTCAACTACTTCATTCATTTTAGTTTTAAGTTTGGCAAGTAAAGTTGTAGCCTGTCGTTCATCAAACTTGAACCCGTTGTTTTCTTGGTCAGACATTATCCGAGCAACCCTGTGTTCAAGATCAATTGATTGTTGACTAAACCCTACTTGTTCTTGAAGCAATGCATAGTAAACTAATTCATTTAATTTAACATCATTGACACAATACTCTAGCATCTGTGGTGTATACTCATCAAAGTCTAAAGGTTGTTCTTGCTTTGCAAAGTTGACACGATAACCCCATGTCTTTAAACTGTGTCCGTTTTCTCGGATAGGTTTAAACAACCTAGACATAACAAGAGTATCTTCAATGTTTTTGTGATATAAATCTACACCAGTTAGTTTCTTAATAACATCTAGATCAAAGCGTAAAATGTTGTGTCCGATTAATGTACCGGCATTACTAAGAAATGCTATACCTTCTGCAAGTCTGTCGGGTGTAAACTCATGCACTTCCCCACCAACTTCTTTGGCTACAATACAATGTAGCTTAGTTGGTTTGAGACCATCACATTCTATATCAAATATAATTTTAGAATTCTGTGTTGTCAAATGTTTCCTCCTCTGATAACTCAAAGAGTCTACCAGTTTCGTTGTTGTAACGTAAGCTACAGGCTAATCCAGTATCACCTGTGTATCTTGATTTAAGTACACGTACCTTCGTAGTGTTAGCTTCGTCTTGATTCTCTGCTTGTTGATTACGTTCTAATGCAATCACACAATCAGATAGTTGTGCTATACCTGCTGAACCTTTGAGGTGTGACAAAGATACTTCAATCCCTTGCTCATGTCCTTTATCACCTGATGCTCTACGTAAATGAGATACCAGTATCATACCTACACCTGTTTCTTCAACAAGACTACGTAATCTGTTCATTAAACAGTCAATACCTCTACGTTCATCACCTTCACCCATGACATTGACTAGCATGTGTAAATGATCTACAACCACCCACTTACATTCACAGCCTACAATAATATATCTAAGCTTAGAAAATACTTCATCAATATCTGTGACCCCAAGATGGGCATGGATAAACACACGACCTTTAGGTATGACTTTATCAAACAGATTAGTTAGTTGTTCTTCAGTGTATTGCTCTCGTCTTTCGTTAAGATATACTCGATCATTAGCTTCAATGGATATAATACCATCAGCAGTTCGTAACCAGTTTTCTTCAAGAGCTACAATACCTACGTTGTCTTCAGTGTTCTTGATCAGCCAATGTTCTAGCTCACGAGTAACACTAGACTTTCCTAGTCCTGTCCCACCTGTAAGAGTTACAAGCTCACCTTTACGCATACCATATAGTTTCTTGTTGAGACCTTCCCAAGGATAGGCAATACTTTCCTTAGTCTCTCTATGTAACCACTCAGATTTTTGAGTGGATAAATCTATAATACCTGATGGAGTATATGTCCTAGCTTCCCACCATGCAGACATGAATGCTTGAAACTTTTTCTGTCGAAGCATGTCGTTAGCATCTTTACATCCTGTAGGCAGTGAAACTATTTTAGCTTTACCGGGTTTTAATATACGAGCAACTTTCATTGCTGCTTCCTGACCTGCCTTGTCGTTATCAAAACATATTACTACATTTTCAAACGACTCAACAAACTCAATGCTTTCTCGGATATCTTTAACAGCACCCGATGCACCACGCTTCAACGAAACACATGCCCACTTTGACTGCATCAATTCATAAGCAGCCATGGCATCACATTCACCTTCAACGATTGTTAAGTATTTACCACCTGTATTTCTAAACAGTTGTTCACCAAACAAACCAGTGCCTTCATAAGTTCCTGCAAATGCAAAGTTCTTATTGTCAACAAACCTAGTTTTAGTTCCCACTACTTCGTTACCATTGAAGAATGGATAAATGTGTTGAGCAACTTTATTGTCTGCACTTACGACACGTCTTACGCCATACTTTTTAGCTGTCTCTTCAGAAATACATCTGTCTGTAAGAGGACCAAAGCTACCGTTGTATGTGTTTAAAAACGTATTACTAACTTTAGGTTTAGTATTTGTGTCCATAATTTTACCATCACAAGCATCAATATAATTAGGAAAGTGTGTCTCACAGCTAAAGCAATGAGCAGACTTATCCTCGTTCATAGACACAGGGTCAGACCCACCACATGATGGGCATGGTAGTTTGTGTCGTACAAATTTACTTTGTTCTTGCATTCTATCTCCTTTAGAAAAGTGGCTAGGCTTTTACACCTAGCCGAGTTATTTATTTTGAAGATTCTTCGTCAGTCTCTTCGGCTGGTTCGACTATAGCTTCGTCTCTACCTTTGAGTAACTCTTCTAAGTTAGCTCTGTGGGTACGACTAGCAAAGTCTAAGGCTTCAATAACTACCTGTAACGTACCAACCTTTTGTACAATAACAGTTGACTCTTGCTTTACAGCATCATCACTAATTTTATTGACATCAAAGTTAGTAGTACCATCGTCATTGTTAATAGTAATAATCATTAGAATTCTTCTCCATCAGATAAGAACTCATCACCATCACCATTCTTGTAAGGCACAAGATCGGTAATCATTACTGCCTGTAAATCTAATCCTTGATAAGGACCAAACTTACCTTCGCCACTGTATTCGTTGTACTGGACTTTAATCTTCGATCCATTACCAACAGCAGTTGTGACTTCCTGCTTATCATTATTCATCAAACGAGGTGCAGGTCTAACCATTCCGTTAGGACCATTTACTTTTCGTTTGATAATTAAAGCCGGACCTTCATCCATCTGCTTTATTTTGTGCCCACGAGATGCAAAGTCATTTGCAGTCTCATCATCAACTACTAAGTTGACTGTGTACACGGGTTCAAATGTCGTATTAGGGGTAGTTATACTTGCCCAATACGCAGTTCCTTCTAATATTGCCATATGCGTTTCCTCCTTTATAGCGTTGTTGTGAAGTTGGAAGGGTTGTGAGTAGCTACCCTAGAAGCTACAGCATTAGCTGCACCAAACCATCTGTTCAATTGGAGATAGAGGGCTTGATATGTTTGGTTACTCATTGTGATACGAAGTATAACAGAATTAGTCTCTAATGTCAAGCAAAATATCTTCCATTGTTATAACAGGGTTTTCAAATAAAGTGACCAGGAATTTTTCTCCATCTTTTTTCACTTCGTAAGTAGCCTTGTTATCATAAAAAGATTCATAGTTAGCTGACACATAAGCTTCAAACCTTCTGAGTTCATCTCTGTCAAAGATAGCTGTCTCGCCTTCAGCCATCATCCTTTCGTATATATAATTCATGCAACCTCCTGTGTTGTCCACCAAGTAGGCTTAGTTCTATTGCGTTCCCATTTGGCATAGTGTTTTTCGTTAATGCAGTAATCACGATAAGCAATGATAGCATCCTCATTCTTATACTCCTCAGGCATAGCCTGTGCTAGTGGTGTCAGACTTGTATGTGTAATGTTGTCAGGCATCTTACTCAATGGTTCTTCTAGCTTGACCACACTTGCATGTTTCCTACCATACCTATACTCATACTCCAAGCCTAGTGCTAGGAAATGTCGATACAACCATGAGTAATTATAACTAGATTCTCTAGCCCATATAGTACATGGGTGATTCTTGTAGGCTTCTTTGTATAAACCATTAGCATCTGCATACTCATCACCATCTAAAACTCTATGTGCTGTGCATAACAGCTGTGCTGTTTCAAGTGGCATCTTGACTAGCATCTTATCAGGCTGTGCTTCTGCTGATATGGTAGGACATTCATCAAAATAAAATATGTTCATGCATTACTCCTTTCTTTATATGCATCAAGTATAAAACTTTTACATGTTAATTCTAATCTCATTTCTTCTTGCAACACATTGGTTGCTGATAAGGTTAATAGTATAACAGATATCACCCCAAGATACAAGAAATGTAGTAATAAATTTTTCACTCACTTTCCTCAATTTCAAATGCTTCGTTAAGATGATACAGTAAGTCTGCTATGGCATGTACCTCTTGGATATCTATACCACCATACTCAAATAAACTATTAGTACCTTGTTTAGCTTTACGATAGTTCTTTTTAATCCATTCCAAATGTCTTGATGGAATTTTAATTGTTATTTGTTTCTCGTTCATTTACCTTGCCCTCGATATTTTTTTAAGTTGGCTTTCTTACTTTTGTTCATGGTAGCAGTGCCAACGTTACTTCTACCTTGACTTGTCTTCTTACCTCTGCCTGTTGTTGCAGGTGTATGTGTACTCTTAGTCCATGTCTTTGCCATACGGATACTCCTCTACTGTTGCTTTGCGTTTGTCTCTGTACTCTATAACCCTTCGACCATCTGCATAGTCAACTGTTTGTTTATACCATAACCCATCTTTGTATCTGGTGTCAATACCTACAACTCGTTTGGCTTGTTTTTCTAATTCAAGTATCTGTCTCTGCTGTTCAACTGCATCACTGTGTTGTGTCATTTTGCTCCCTCGATTTTTTAAGTTCCATTAACTCATCCCACTTATAAAACTCTTTGGTATCTGCATCCCAAAAGTTTCCACGGTGTTCTTGTGGTGGTATGAATGGTTCTATTTTATCTTCACCCACCAAGTACATGTACAAGGTAGTCATTGATAACAACAAAACCATACCTACTACGACTAACATAAATTCCATCAATGAAACCTCCTAAGTTCTTGCATAATATCACCTTCGTTATTTATTAAATCTCTTAACTCTCTCAAACTTGCAAGGTTTTCATTGTTAAAAGACCATTTCTTTTTGTCTGTTTGTCTAGTAATTTTATATACAGCTTCGACATCTTTAAAACTTATCATGCTATCTAATGCTTCTACAGGAGAAGCACTGAAAGTTTTAAGCTGTTCTCTTTTACCAGCAAACAAAACATCTACTAAATATTCTTCCACTAACTTCTCCTATCTAAATATTTTTGTTTTTGTGCATTGATGTCTGCTAATTCTTTATATGTTGTTATGTGTGGATTAGCTTTTAATATTTTTATAATCCATTTGTCAGACATAAAAGATAAATGTGTTTGTCTATTACCTATCACATGAGTTTGATCAGGTATAAGTTCATCCACATTATCCACAGTAATTACCTTACCTTGATCTTCAGGCAATATGGATTGAAGCCACTCAACCTGTAAAGGTTTGATAAGCTTACGAAGTTTTTTTATTTGTTTACTGTTCATGATAAAACTCTGAACTCCATGTATGGTTCTTCTCTGTGTCCTTCGGGTAAAAACTCTACCCTGTCAACAACTTCTTGTAAGTCATATGTTGTTGCAGTTGTTTCGCCTTCATCATCATGACCCATAATCAATCCTTTACCTGCAAAGTTTCTACCTGACCAACTAAAGTATCTTTGATTACCTTCAACCAATAGTCCTTCATCATCCACATACAAATCATCTGCATCAGATAGACTTACTACATCAAAGGTTCTACATTCTATTAGGTCATAGATTTCTCTATAGTCCCCACCATATACTGCTTCTTTGACTGTCTCGTCAAATGGATTTACTAAAATTACTCGCACTTTTTATCTCCTTAAATTTAACTCCAAGCAGTTTGTGTATCCTGTCCTCAAACAAGCTGACTTGATCTATCACTGCTTCTTGTTCTTTTGTTGTCATGGTTTCCCAATCGTCTATAAAGTCTAATGGATTATGTTTCAACCCATCAAACACTTTCATCAAATAATCTGATATGGTGTGTTTAGCTTTTACTTTAGCTGACACCTTAATCTTTTTGTATTGTATCATAAAAGTTTTCCTTAGTCAATAGACACATACTTAAAAGGTCTAACAGACTCCATGTTTTCTAAAAAGAATTGTCTGTAATCCCCATCAGTATTAATACAACCACCTACTAATATCTCATCATCATTGTTGTATTTAATATCTGATACAGTCAAGAGAATTCTTTGTTTATACTCACCTGTTTCAATCTTGTGGTACTTAAACATCAAACCATAGCCATTAAAAAATGCTTTTGATATTGCTTTTTCTACTATTACAGCAGCTTTTTTATATTCATCATTCATTAGTTAGTTCCTCTAGTTTATCTTGTAGTTCTTGAATAGTATCTTGTAAGTCTTCTACAGTTCCTCTAAGCTCAACAACCTCATTGTTTAAATCTATGATATCGTCTTGTGCATTATCAATGCAAGACTCTACATCTTCTTGTCGAAATGTTAAGTC